TTTGGATTTCTTAGATTCTTTCAGTATGTATGACTTAGCAAAGTCAAAGTTTCTGCAAGTGTGTATCCACTCACCATTATGAATTATACCAAACTTTTTACTTTCCATCAAGGGAACTGCTGCCCATGATCCGTCTTTCGTAACATAACCTTGTTTCTTTTCAATAGCTTCCTTATAGAAAGTTTGATAGTTAGTCTTTCTTGGTTTTCTTTCTATGTTGCTCATTGTCAAGTTGTCTCATAAATTCATACTTCATAGTTGTTAGAGCATCATAAAGGTAATGCTCATACTCATTACCTTCAATCAGATCCTCAAGATGTGCTACATGCTCAAGAGCAAAAACTAATTTAGTTTCATTGTTCATTCGCATAGTTCATCTAATGTGAATATACTACACAACTCTAATCCTGCCTCTTTCATGGCATCTACAGCACCCTCTTGTCTATCAATAACAGAGACTACCCTATTCACCACATAACCAGCATCTCTTAGTTTCTCTACTGCCTTGATAGATGAACCACCAGTTGTAGTGACATCCTCTAATACAGTAACCTTAGATCCTTTAAGTGGCAATCTACCTTCTATCCATGCCTGTGTACCATGTCCCTTTGCTTGTTTACGGACAATCAGTGCATCAAGTTTAGTTCTTCTGTTATTATCTAACCATGAAGTCATAGCAACAGCACTTACTAAAGGATCAGCACCTAAAGTAAGACCACCGACTGCAACAGAATCCTCTTCTATAAAATCAAGAAACAAAGTACCAACCAATGTGAGACCTTCACCTGATAATATAACAGGTTTACAGTTTACATAGTGTTGACTTGTTTTGCCAGAAGAGAGAGTAAATTCTCCCTTCTTATAGGCATTTTTCTTTAGTAATTGTAATAAATATTCTCTCATCTTTTTGTAGTGTTACTCCTTGTTCTGTTTATTATACTGATAAATTTATCACCTGCAAATGTGCCACCTAAACACACATCAATCTCATCACCATCTTTCCAGTTGGTTTCACCATTCATTTTGGTATGAGTCATTGCTAATTGAATTTTATCAATTACTTCTTGTGTCAATCTCATCTGGCATTAACACTCACAACAGTGGCATTTGGATTACGTGCAAGAGCTACCTGCTTTGCTTCTCTATAATCTCTTGCATATACATCTTCATAAAAGACTGTACCTGCAACATACAGTTTGACTTCACAACGCATTAGGGTTCCTCCTTTGGTATGTACATATTATATAATATCTAAGATGTTTACGCCAGTCTCTTGTGACACTTCTTCAACTGGATGATATTCTCTAATTCTCTTCTGAATTAGATTACCATAGTCTTCATGCAACTCACATCCAATATAGTCTCTACCTAACGATTTTGCCACCGCAGCAGTAGTTCCCGACCCCATAAATGGATCTAATACAATGTCACCTTTCTCACTCCCTGCCTTGATACAGGGTTCAATCAGATCGGGTGGATATGTTGCAAAGTGAGCACCCCTGTATGGTTTCTTAGTTACACTCCATACTGATCTCTTATTCTTCTTAGCATAACTCTTAGTTAAACCTGAGTGTGGAGCCTGTCCGTATTCATTATTACTTGTGTACTTACCATTAGTTCTATCTCTGGTTCCCCAATCTTTTGCTGGTTCCTTTATTGCTTCATTATCATAGAAGTATTTCTTATTCTTACTGAACAAAAAGATATACTCATGTGCCTTAGTGCATCTATCTCTCACACTCTCAGGCATTGGATTAGGTTTATGCCATATAATATCCTGTCTCAAATGCCATCCATCTGCCCTCATAGCAAACGCAAACATCCAAGGGATTCCGATGAGGTCTTTCTCTTTCAATCCATCTAACCTTATACTTCTCTTAGGTGAATACTCTGGTAGATCCTGATTAGTTTTACTTACAGTTTGTTTCACATATGCTTTAGAACCTGGCCGATAGTTATAATAACTATCACCTAAATTTACCCACAATGTACCATCATCAGTAAGCACATTGCGAACCTCTCTGAATACTTTAACTAACTCATCAATAAACTCTTCTGGTGTTTGTTCCTGTCCTATCTGTGAATCTTCACCACCATAATCTCTTAGACCGTAGTATGGTGGAGATGTAACACACATCCTTGCCTTCTCATCAAACTCTTTAAGAGTTTCTCTACAATCACCAAATAAAATCGTATCTCTCATTAACTTTCTACTTTGAGTTTAACATCAAATGTAATAACAATAGAGTCAGGTTTATACACATATTCTTTTATTTTTGTAGGACAACTCTGCAACCATATATTAAACTCTTCAAAAGGTGTTAGTGGTTCATTACTCATTTGGTCTGCTCCGATACTATTGCTTTTAGTTTACCATCATCATCGACAGTAATGTTTATATCATGTCGAAAATCAGTATCATTCTCCATGATTCTAATATCTATTGCACCTCCTTTACCATAGCGAAACATAATGAATCTGCTACCTTTTACTTCCCACTTGTCGGGATTCTTACAGTGCTTATATACAGGATTTGAATGTTTATCTTCATATCCTTTAATCCAATTAATCATCTTGTCACCACACTAATTGCTGCTTCACCCCTCTCAAATACAGTATCGACTACTGCCTGTACTCTACGGGCTGTACTAATACCGACCTTAGAATACACAGGAATACATACTAATCCATAGGTCTTGTCTTTGCCACCTTTACGGATCACTCTGCCTATTGTTTGTGATATTCCGATATAATCCATAGATCTTAAGAATAAGACTGCCTCAAGTCCTTTTACGTTGATACCTTCTGCTAGGATACTATGATGCAAGACAACAAACTTCTTGTCATCATCCTTACCCCATGCACTCAATGTTTCAAAGAACTCATCTCTACTGACTTTCTCACCATTGATGACAGCACCAGTCTTGGATGTAATATACATGCAATCATAACCTCTATCTTCCAATTCGTCAAGGAACTTAGGATATGAGATCAATCCTGTAATCTGTTTGGTAGATTTAGCACATACTAGGATCTTCTTAGTCTTATGGTCATCAATATTATTCATAATCTGATTACATTCTACATCAAATGTTATTTCATCCTTCTTTAATATGTCAGTCTTATATACTTTCACTTTTGGTGGTAGAATGTGTCCTTGCTCTACTAATGTAGGTGCTGGTACATTACAAATAACCTGACCAAATATATCACTATCATTCATACCTGCCTTGAATGGTGTTCTACTGTGCTTAGGTGTGGCAGTAAAGAAATAAGCTCTCTCAGAATACATTGAGTAATGTTCTACTGCTTCAATGAAGTTTCTTTGAACACTATTGTGTGCCTCATCAAAGTATATTGTATCTACAAATATATCCGATTCCATTAACTTATGAAGTGAATGGTATGTTGTGAAGATTAACTTATTACCAACATGCTCACCCACCCACTCTCTAATTAAATCAATCTTAGTTGTGCTGAAGTGTGATGTTTCACCACTATGCACGTGCATCACAGATACATTCTCAATCTCTTCCAAGAACTCAGAACATAGTTGCTCTGCTAATAGGATACGTGGAGCAACCACAACGACAGTCTTGGCAGTTAAACCATTAAAGTATGCTACAGCATCTCTAATAGCAATAAGAGTCTTACCACCGCCTGTAGGTACGATGATCTGTCCCTTAGGATGTCTTGCTAGTGCTTCCAGTGCTTTTTCCTGATGGGGACGTAATTGCATCAATGCTCTTTGTTTATATGGATATATTATAGCATAAAAAAAGACCCCCTGTGGGGTCTTGTGACGGTTCGTATTCTGGTTCTCTCGGATCTATACGTGGATCCCAGTAGAAGAATTGACACTGGTGCAATCGCACGTGGATCAATGGTTTATTTAATTTCATTTATAGCCTCGCTTACAAACCCTACAAAGGTAGTTATAAGATTTCATATTTCCACCTCAGTATTATGCTTAACATCAACAAATAATATCTCTAATGGTTTATCAGAATAATTAAATGCCTGATGTAAATTATTCATCACATCACATAATTGAGGAACTCCGTTCTCCCATAATATCTTATCATTATTATCCATCCATTCCATATAACATTTGTTCTTATCTGGAACTGACAATGGTATTTGTATTCTTTTATATGGGTATCTTAGAATGTTTGGATCTTTATGTGGTTTCAATACAGTTCCAGGATAAAATATAGCATAATTTGAAAATAATATATTATCATTCTGATAGATTTTACGGACACTATCAGTCATTAACTTATCTCTAAGTATTGTAGTTTTCTTAACAGATTTAATCCAATAGTAATCAATCACCTTGTTAGAATAACCATCTATCGTAGGTGCTTTCTTAACTGGAAACTTTACATTCCTTGCCCAGTTATATAATATCTCTAGTTCACTTTTATTAATCATCAATTCATATAGAAAAGACCTAGTGCTCCACCATTCAAGTCTATCCTATATTCTTTACTTAAGTCAAGTGTTGAATATTCATATCTTTTCATAGTTTTATTGTTTATTGTAGGTTTACCATCCAAACATACTAGAAATCCTTTCCTATTTAATTCTCGTATTACATATAAATCTAATATATTCTCATCACTCTTAACCAATCTACCTTCCCAATTCTGATCTTTCTCAAGTGTATTGAATCCAACTAAATGGAAATCTTCCTGTGAATGAAATATTCTAAACTTATGCAAATAACTTCTAACATCAACAAATTCTCCTTCCTTTACTAACACATAATCTTCAGAAAACATCGTACCAAGTTTGCCAATACCTTTAATTCCATAATAAAATATCGTATTAGAATCAATAGGATTCTCTGCTAAGACATAATCCTTCTTTCCTATGTTTACACAAAGTGCAAAATCATTTCCTACTCTATGAAATCTTCTACATGTAGTCATAATTCAATTTCATTCAATTTATTATCAGCCCCATAAGGAATTGATATTACCTTATCTACTAAATCATTCAAATCTAGTGATTCAATCTCATTCGATGATTCATTCTCTGATATTATTGGTTCTTCAATCAAATACATTAAAGACCTATCAGATACTACATCTCGTAGGCTTTCTTGAAAATTATATACACTACTAAAATCTAATCTATCATATGATAATCTTAATGTAGGATAATCATCAATAGGTTTTGGTGAATTCTGACGACACATCTTAATTTCTATTGATTGATCGTCAGGATTGTTTTTTATCACTTTAAAAATAATATTAATTGGAATCATTATATTATGCCGATCCTCCAGGTACAGGAGTTGTGCTTGTCACTACCCTACCAACAACAGATGTTCCTGTAACAGTAGGTCCAGAACCAGATGCAGTAACTATAGCATATCCATTTGCTCCACCAGATCCTCCACTAGCTCCACCAGAATTACTACCATCAGAACCTGCTGTTGAACTACTGTCTACTACACCACCAGCACCACCACTACCTGCTTCATTTCCACCAGCACCACCAGCACCAGATGATTCTTTTGTTGAAATAGAACCATCACTACCGTTTGATCCTCCAGAAGCACCAGATGGAGCTGGTCCACCTGAACCTAGATAATACCCTGCTCCACCTCCACCTCCACCACCAGTGGATGTTTGCCATCTACTACTTTTTTTACCTGTTGAAACATTTCTACCACGACCTGCACCACCGCCACCGCCACCATATCCTGCTTGGATTCTACCATTATTTGTAATTGTGACCGCAGTATTTGTATAATTTATCCCTATAGCACTGGTTCCATTCTGTCCATTTCCACCATTATTATTACCAGCAGCACCACCTATTCCACCATCACCACCAGTACCATAAATCTTGCCACTAGATCCTACTTTAACCTGAAGTGTTGTATCATTATCCCAATCTCCAGTATGTAATGAACAACCATGAATACCAAGAGTACTAGGATTTCCACCACCTATAGTTTTATTAACTACAATAACTACCTTTTTTCCTGTTGTACTAGATGGTTTTCCAATAAGACTACCTACAATATCAATTCCATTACCATCTGTACTAGCATCATATTTAGATCTAGCATTTTTTCTAAATTCATCTCCACCACTATGATAATCAATTACAATAGTACGTCTTGCATTATAAAAATCACTAAATTTAATTGCTCCACTTGAAGGGATACTTGCATTTGCACTCGGACCACAAGTATCATTATCTAATGCAAAATCAAATCCACCATAAGATTCCGATAACCTATATGATCCTAAA